TTACCTTTGATGAACTACCTGATGGACATCTACAAGACGAAGAATTAAAAAGATTAGCAGATAGAGAAAGGTCGTTTGAACCAGACGACTTATACAGAAGTTCTTTCTATCTTATAGATGAGGAAGCACATCCCTGTATGTTTCCGATAGAATTAGAAAACCCAGAGGATATGCCAGATATGGATTTTTACTGTGATGAAGAAGATTTAATGGGTTGATAAATAAAACATAGAAATCTAATGGCGACAATAATCCGATGCCTCTTAATAAGCTGGAGAATTTTATTAAGAATACCGAAGGTCGTATTCTTTATGTCAATCCTAACGACCTTGATGCTACTGATGCAATTGAGAATCAAGGTAATTCATTAACAAAACCCTTTAAAACGCTTCAAAGGGCACTATTAGAATCAGCAAGATTTTCATATCTAAAAGGAAGTGGTAATGATTTATTAGAAAAAACAACCATTTTACTATTTCCTGGCGAGCATGTAGTTGATAATAGACCTGGTTTTGGTATTAAAAACAGCGGTGGAACTGCCACTGCGGTTTCCCCAAATGGATCTGAAACAACAGCTAGTTCTGAACTATCATTAACAACTAACTCAGTATTTGATCTAACACAAACAAATAATATTCTTTATAAGTTTAATAGCACAGAAGGTGGTGTTATTGTCCCAAGAGGTGTATCGATTGTTGGTCTTGATTTAAGAAAGACCAAAATTCGTCCAAAATATGTTCCCAACCCAACTGATCCTGCTGTAAGAAATTCTGCAGTATTCAGAGTAACTGGTGCATGTTACTTCTGGCAGTTCTCCATTTTTGATGGATCTGAAAGTGGTCTTGTTTATACTGATCCTATTAACTTCTCATCTACTAATCAATCCAAACCAACATTTTCTCACCATAAACTAACGGTTTTTGAGTATGCAGATGGTGTGAATGTAAATGCATCTACAGGTCTAACTGACCTGGATATGTATTATAGTAAATTATCAAATGCATTTAACTTAGAATCTGGAAGAAATATTGATCAAAAGTTCCCAGAGAATGACCTTGGTTTTGCCAAGATGCGCCCAGAATGGGAAATCGTTGGTGCATTTGCTGCAGATCCTGTAAGTATTTCAACGATTATTTCTGGTGATGGAGTTACTCCAAGTAATATTGTCACAGTTACGACAACCACTGCACATAATTTAAGCACTGGCAATCCAATTAAAATTGATCTGGTTGATGTTGCAGATTATAATATATCAACAACAGTACAAAATGTAATTAGTGCAACACAATTTACTTATGTGTTGCCTTTTGTAAATTCAAGCCTCAACCCATCACCAAGCGCACCAGATGGTAAGGTGACGATTGAGACGGACACTGTATCTGGTGCCTCTCCATACATCTTTAACGTGTCATTGCGTTCTGTATGGGGTATGAACGGTATGCACGCTGATGGTGCAAAAGCATCAGGTTTCCGTTCAATGGTTGTAGCACAGTTTACTGCTGTGTCTCTACAAAAAGACGACCGTGCATTTGTAAAATACGATAAAACAAATCGTGTATACAATGGCATTACCATTTCTAAAGTCACTGGAGCGTCACTTTCGAGTGGTTCATCATCTGTAAATGCTGGAACTGTTTATCACTTAGATTCCGAAGCTACTTATAGACAAGGGTGGGAATCTTCTCACATCAAAGCAAGCAACGATGGTTTCATTCAAATTGTTTCGGTCTTTGCGATTGGATTTACAAGACATTTTGATGCCCGTTCTGGTTCTGACTTTAGTGTTACAAACTCAAACTCAAACTTTGGTCAACTTTCTTTAGCATCTAGTGGATTTAGAAAAGAGGCATTTAATAAGGATAATAGAGCATATATCACCTCTATCATTACTCCAAGATCACTTAGCGATACTGCAGAGCAAATTGAATGGGTAGGAATCAATACAAATAAAACTAAATCTGTAGGTGTTGCAACACACTTATATCTTCAAGGTTATAATGATTTTGAAAATAAACCACCTGAAATTGTTCAGGGATATAGAATTGGTGCAAAGGTAAATGATGTTCTGTACATCACTAAAAATAATACAACGTATTCTGCAGATATTTTAATGGCAGATGCTTTGAATAGCTCTGTTAAAGAATACGTCATAACATCTGGTCCATCATCAAACGTCTTTACAATTGGTTCAAATACACTCCAAACTGGTGAGGAAGTTATTTTAATCAGTGATAATGGAGATTTGCCAGAAAATATCATTGAGCATATTTCATACTATATTATTAAAGATAGTGCAACGACGTTCCGCCTTGCATCTTCACTTTCAAATGCTCAAACTGGAACTGCAATTACTCTTTCTGGTGGTTCTCAACTTAGAGTTCTAAGCAGAGTTTCTGATAAAGATTCTGGAGATATTGGATCTCCAATTCAATGGGATGAAGCTAATTCTGGTTGGTATTTAACAGTCGCTTCTCCAAACACAATTTACACAGAAATAAGCACTGGTACTGCAATTAATGAGGATGACATTACTTATGTTAATAGAACTGAAGATACTCGTAGTTTGGATGAAAAACTTTATAAGATAAGAGTTGTAATTCCAAAAGAACTTGATGAGGCTAAAAATCCTGAAGAAGGATTTGTAATCCAAGAATCTAGTTATACTGGTCTTCGTACCACAGATTTCAGTGCAACATCAATTACAGCAGCAGATTATCTTTATAACCGCAACCCAAGATTTATTACAACTTGTACTTATAACTCAGGCACTGGTGTTATAACCGTAATATCCGATCTACCTCATAATCTTGAAGTCGGAGAAAGAGTTACAGTTTTAAATGTTACAAGTTCAGATAATTTATCTGCACTTGAAAATGTTGGATATAATGGAACTTTTGAAGTTGTATCAGTTGTAAATGATAAGACCTTTACTTATGGCACAACAGATGTAAGTGGTGTAACTCATACTCCAGGTACAACTTCAACGAATAATACCAATATTCGTAATACATCTCTTCCAAGATTTACAAGAAATGACTGGAAAGGAAACTATTACATTTACAGAAGTGAAACCATTACACAACATATTCCAAACGTTCAAGATGGAATTTATCACTTCTATGTACTAAATTCAAGTAACACCATAACTGAACATTTCACAACATCATCCTTTAGTCAGAACGTAAGAAATCTTTATCCAGAATTGGACAGAGATAATAATGAGGAAGATCCAAAAGCAGCAAAAACATATGCAAAGAGATTCCCAGTAGGAGATGTTGTAACAAACGACCTGAAAAAGAGTATCACAAGAGAATCTGCAGATAAATTACTCCAAGATACTCCCTTTGGAATTAGAATCACTGGTGTAACAACAGCATTTACAAGTGATACTGAAGGAACAGCAACTCTCACATTCAATAGAGAGCACCAATTAGAGGGTATTGTAAATTACTCAGAACTTTCTGGTGGATCTGGATATACTGATGGAACTTATTATAATGTACAACTGTTTAATGATGGAACCACAACTTGGGATGGTGCAACTGCAAGGGTTGTAGTTTCTGGTGGTTCAGTAACAACCGTTGATATTATTTCTGGTGGTTCTGGTTATACTAATGGTGAAGAACTAGATTTCAATACTGCTCAAATTGGAGCAGGTGTTGGTGCTGGTATTACAATATCAACATCTGGTATTTCAACTGCAGTTGGAAATGGAGTTCAAATTGCTGGAATTGGAACAACAGCAGGTGGATATTTCAGAATTGCAAGTATTCCTGCTAAAAACCAGGTTGCAATTGCAATTACTGATAAGGATCCAAAAATTGTTGCAAACCAATATCTGTTTAATATTGGTCATGAAACTGCAGTATCTTCATCTTCCTATAGTTCTTCAACAGGAACACTAACAGTTGTCACCTCTCTTCCTCATGGTTTATCCTCTGGAAATAAATTCCGTGTTCTATCATCATCTAATGCAAACCTTGGAGATTACTTTGTAAGTTCTGTTGGTTTAGGAACTACCACATTCCAGGCAGTTACAAACACTTCAATTTCTCCATCTTTTGTCATTAAACACGGAACATCTGTGAATAATGCAACATCTGATATTAATGGAGAAAATCTAAGTGTAAGAGGTGTTTCTTTCTATGATAATGAATCTTTAATTCTTGTTTCCACCGTAAGCACTAATCAGTTAAAAGTTTCTACTATTAACTCTGGCATTTCAACAGTTAAGCGTTTTCCACTTGGTTCTTATATCCAAGTTGATAATGAAATTATGAGGGTTTCTAGCAGCACCCTTTCTGGAACAAATAATGATGAAATAACAGTCATTCGTGGTGTTTTAGGAACTCCTCAAGAAACTCACGCAAATGGTTCTCTTATCAAGAAAATTAGACCATATCCAGTTGAGTTCCATAGACCATCTTATGTTCGTGCTTCTGGACACACTTTTGAATATCTTGGTTTTGGTCCAGGAAACTACTCTACAAGTCTTCCTCAAGTTCAAGTCAGATCTCTAACAGAAAAAGAAGAGTATCTTGCACAAGCACAAGAGAGAGATGGTGGAATTGTTGTTTATACTGGTATGAACAACGATGGTGATTTCTATATTGGAAATAAGAAAATAAATTCGGCAACTGGTCAAGAAACACTATTTGATATTCCAGTTCCAACAATTACTGGTCTCGATCCCTCTAGATTAAGTGTTGTATTTGATGAAGTAATTGCTAAGGAAAGAATTCTGGTAGAAGGTGGAAACTCAGGACAAATTCTGTCTCAGTTTGGTGGTCCTGTCAACTTCAACAAACCAGTTAAAATTAAAGAAAAACTAACGGTTAATGGTAAGTTCCAATTAGGTTCTGAAGTTAATGTTGATATTCAAAATACAACTCAATCAAATACTGAAAGTAGTGGAGCACTTACTGTTAAAGGTGGTGCTGGTGTTGGTGGCAACTTAAATGTTGGTGGAAATTCTAAGATTAATGGTAATGCAAATATTGTTGGCATTTTAACTGTTGGTTCCTCCTCAGTTACAATTAATGGAACTACAAATCAAATTAATGTAGGTTCTGCATCAATTAATGCATCAGGTATTAGTTTAAGTGGTATAGTTACAGCAACTTCATTCAGTGGAAACCTTGCACTCTCAAATGTCACTGGTCTTGGTGCAAATGTAGCAGCATTCTTAGCAGATCCAACTTCTGATAAGTTAAAATCAGCAGTTACTGATGGTGGAACTGGCACCGGTGCTTTAGTTCTTGCTTCATCCCCAACATTAACAACACCATCTTTAGGTGCAGCAACAGCGACATCAATTAACAAACTTACTATTACAGCGCCAGCGTCTTCTGCTACTTTAACGATTGCTAATGGCAAAACTTTAACCGCTAGTAATACGGTTACTCTTTCTGGAACTGATGGAGTAACACTAACATATGGTAGTGGAGGTACAGTTGCTTATAAAGATCTAACTCTTGCTCAATTTGCTATTACTTCAGCTGCACAATTTTTAACTCAAATTAGTGGTACTACAGGAACTGGCGATCTTGTATTTGCCAGCTCACCAACACTATCGAATCCCACTATAGGTAGTGCTACTGCTACTCAATTGGATCTTGGTAGTAGCACCACTAGAACAAGATTAACAAATACAGGATTAAATGCCAGTGTTAATAATGGTTCTACTTATAGAGGAGTAACTGCTTCCGCTTGGGCTGAATTTGATTCAAGTGGAACTGGCACAGGAACACCTACAATATACCATTCATTCAATGTTGGCAACGTTTCCAGAGTCAACACAGGTGAATTTACAATAACTTTTACAAATAATTTAACATCGGACAATTATATTGTTATTGGTAATGCTTATGGAGATGGTGCTGGTGGCAACAACGCAGCAAGAATTGTTTGTCCAGATCGTGGATCTTTTGCTACTAGTTCTTTTAAAATTATTGTCAATGGTGGTAGTTCTCTAAAAGTAAATTCTTATAGGGTATTTGTTGCTGTATTTGGTCCCTGATGTTTTTAATAATAAATACCTAAAAAACTAGAAAATGGCAAATTATAGAAAGTCATTTAATTTTAGGAATGGAGTTCAGGTTGATACTGACAACTTCATTGTAAATTCTTTAGGTGCAGTGGGACTGGGTACAACAGTTCCCACTGAACTTTTGGATGTGTATGGAAATATAAGAAGCACTGGTATTGTTACGACTTCTGATTTATTTGTTAAGTCAACAGCAACTATTACTACCGCAACTATTACAAGTGTCACGGTTGGGTCTGCTGTAACTATCACCTCTTCTGGTATTGATGTTGGTGCTGGTGTTATAACTGCAACTAGCTTTGTTGGTGATGTAACTGGAACCATAACTGGAACAGCAACTACTGCAACAACAGCACAAGGTCTTACTGGCACTCCAAATATTACTGTTGGCATTCTAACTGCCACATCAGCAGTTGTTGGTTCTGGTGTAACAATTAACGCTTCTGGTATTCTTGCCGCTGCTGGTGTTGTAACTGCAACTAGCTTTGTTGGTGATGTAACTGGCAATGTTACTGGAACTTTAACTGGCAATGTAACTGGAACTGCTTCCACAGCACAAGGATTAACTGGTACTCCAAACATTACTGTTGGTATTGTAACGGCAACATCAGCAGTTGTTGGTTCTGGTGTAACAATTAACGCTTCTGGTATTAATGTTTCTGGCGTAGTTACAGCAACTAGCTTTGTTGGAGATGGTTCTGGTTTAACTTCCCTTGCTGCGATTGGTGAAGGTGTAGTAATACAAGATTCTGGTTCTGTTATTGGTACGGCAGGTACAATTAACTTCGGTACTGCACTATCAGTTACTCCAATATCTGCTGGTATTGTTACTGTTAATAATACTGGAATTAGTAACGTTGTTGAAGATACAACTCCTCAACTTGGTGGTAATTTAGACCTTAATGGTTTTGATATAAATGGGTCTGGTTCAATTAGTATTAATAATAGTATTATAGCAAATACTGGTTTCAGTACAGATGGTATTAATAATCTATTCTTCCGTGTAGAAGGTTCTAACTTAGTCTTTGAAGTAGTTGGCATTGGTTCAACTTCATTCACATTAGCATAATACTCAACACTTGACAAGTCTATAAAAACCATATAGACTACCTTTGTCCCGGTTGGAGATGAGAATCTAAGTTCTTACCGGGACAGTTGAAGAACCGTCACAGGGACCGTCAGTAGCGGTCCCTTCGTGCTATAATAAGTCTATCGTCAATGAGGAAGTGATGCAACTCCGTCCCCACCAGCAAGACGCTCTGGACGCTATGCTGGTCAATGATAAAGGTCAGATCGTGATTCCGACTGCAGGTGGGAAAACTCCTGTTATGATTTTTGATTTGATTCATAACTGTAAGTATATCGACAATGGTATGACTGCTGTTGTTGTTGCTCCTCGTATTCTTCTTGCTGAGCAGTTGTGCTCTGAGTTCTTGGAGCATATTGATACTACCAATACTCATATTCTTCACGTTCATAGTGGTGAGACTCATCACTTTTCTACTACTAACCCTAGTAAGATCAACCTGTTCGTCAATACTGCACGAACTGCTGGTGAGAATGTAATTATCTTCACCACTTATCATTCTCTACATCGTCTGCAACAGGCAGATGTTGAGGTCAATACGATTTACTTTGATGAAGCACACAATTCAGTTCAGCGTAACTTCTTTCCTGCTACGGAGCACTTCTCTGCTAGTGCTGACCGCTGCTATTTCTTCACTGCTACTCCTAAGCATTCTCTTACTGTTTCCAAGCCTGGGATG